TGTCTTGAATACTCACTTGAGTGGGAGCCTTGGGGTATTTGGGGAGGTTTGGATGAGCAAGAACGCGCGCAACTTCGCTGGTCCCGAAAATTGAATCTGGGGCGTGAGGGGCGTATTGTTTTCAAAGGAGTCGGATTGCGTGATGCAAACGGTGGAGACTTTCTTATGGAGCAAGCGGCTAAACGATGACGCATGCCCATACTGACGAGTTTCTCTCTCGGCTCAATGGAGTAAGGGATACACCTAACGGTTGGGAAGCACGCTGTCCATGCAGGAACGATGACGACAATCCATCTCTTTCTATTTCAGAAGACGCAAAGACAGGAAACATTCTTGTCACGTGCCATCGGGGCTCTCCGTGCAGTACGAAAGAAATTTGTGAATCTGCTGGCGTAACACTTGCTGCTTTATTCCCTCCACAAAAACGTACAAACAACACTAAAGCAAAACTTGACTTAGTAAAGACATACGACTATATTGATGAGAGCGGTGAGTTACTGTTCCAAAAACTTCGTTACATAGACTCTGATGGTAAGAAAACATTTCGTCAACGCAAGCCTGATGGTCAAGGTGGATGGGTTTATGCGCTAGGCGATACACCGAAGATTCTTTACAACCTTCCAGCAGTGAAGCAAGGAGTAGCAGGTGGCTATCCAATCTGGGTTGTTGAGGGAGAGAAAGACGCCGACACTCTCATTGAAATAGGAATCATCGCAACAACAATGCCGGGCGGGGCTGGTAAGTGGCTTGACATTCATACAGAAGCACTTGCAGGAGCAGAAGTAGAAATCATTGCAGACAATGACGAGCCAGGAATCGCTCACGCAAAACTCGTGCTGTCAGAGTTGACAAAGGCTGGTTGCGTAGCGAACATTTGGGTCGCACCAAAAGGCAAAGATGTAACTGAGTACCTTGCAATGGGTGGTTCACTTGATGACTTCCTTGCACTAGAGATGGATAAACCAACTCCATCGCCGGCAGTAGAACCCGTGGCGGTCCCGCCAACGAGTGACGCCTTCTCTCAAGCGAGAACAAAGTTGGAGGCTTTACTTGTTAGAACAGACCTCACGCCACAACAGATTCTTATCAAGGCACAGGACATTGCCCTCCTCGCTTCTAGGGACAAGCCAGTTGACTTCGGTCGCTTGGTTGATTGGGATTCATTCATCAACGAAAGTGCCGACGACTCATACGACTGGGTAATTGAAGACATTCTTGAGCGTGGCGAACGAGTAATCGTTGTTGCAGCCGAAGGTGTTGGTAAAACAATGCTTGCACGACAAGTAGCAATCCTCTCAGGTTGTGGCATCAACCCGTTCACTTATCAAAAGATGAAACAAATCAGAACGCTGACTGTTGACTTGGAAAACCCAGAGCGCATCATTCGTCGCACAGCATCTTCAATTCTCAATACGGCATTGGACAGGGGGTACACAACTAAACCCACTGCTCAACTGCTGGTGAAGCCATCGGGACTGGACCTCATGAAAGCAGAGGACAGAATGATATTAGAGACGGCTATTGAAGAAGCAAAGCCAGAACTCCTCGTCATGGGACCTTTGTATAAAGCATTCATTGACCCAGGTGGTCGCACATCTGAGTCTGTCGCAGTAGAAGTCGCCCGTTACTTAGACCATGTTCGTGACGTTTACAAGTGCGCACTGTGGTTAGAGCATCACGCTCCATTGGGAGAGAGTATGACTAACAGGCAGATGCGTCCGTTTGGCTCCGCTGTGTGGTCCCGTTGGCCCGAGTTCGGTATTGCCCTCACTCCAGACCTCACAGGCGGTGGACCTCACGTCTATGATGTGCGCCATTTCCGAGGTGCTCGTGATGAACGCCCATTCCCAACTAAAATGAGGAGAGGCAAATTGTTTCCGTTTGAAGTGATGGAGTTTGCTAAGGTGAATAGATGAGCAAACAAAATAAGGTCATGACGAGAGAGTTCCTCGCAGAGAGAGACCTTCGTGTGTTCAAAATGCGACAGGCTGGTGTATCCACCCATGAAATCGCAAGAAGATTTGAGATGTCCACAAGCGGCGTTAATCAGGCTGTAAGACGCCAATTAGAGAAGATGAACAAAGAAGCCCTCCTTGCCTATCCAGAGGTCTTACGGATGGAACTGGAGCGTCTGGACAACCTTCAGTCGGCAATCTGGCCCATGACACAGCATCGTAAGGTCAAGATGGATGATGGAACCGAAGTTGCAGTAGAACCTGACATGAAGGCAGTCCAACAGGTTTTGTCAATCATTGATAGACGAACAAAACTACTCGGAATGGAATTGAGTAGTAGTGGCACTAACGTCAACATAGACATCAGAAGTAGTGAGACAACAATCAACGCAACTCTTGCTGGTGCAGCGCAGAGTCCCGCTGCTATTGACGCCTTTGACCCTGAAACCGAAGCAAGACAACTGCTGGAAATCATGGGTTCTTCTGGCGTACTCCCATCTGCTACTGTGATGGCAATACTACAACAAGCAAAAAATGACGACATTATGGATGCGGAAGTAATCGATGAGCGGTGATGACCAAAACAACATGGAAGCGGCTCTTGCAAGAGAAGTTGCTACTGGAACATCTATCTCCGCAGAGTTGTCACCAGAGACTGGTCCTGCCGACAAAACAGTCCTTGTGCGCCTAACTGAGGCTGACAGGGAGCGTTGGAAGCAGGCTTCAGAGACTGTCGGTAAGACGATGTCTCAGATGATTCGTGATTCTGTCAACAAGTTTGTTGGGGACACTTTGGATTGTCCACACCCAATCAACATGCGTCGCTACTACCCGTGGTCGGAGTTCTGTTTACAATGCGGGACGAGACTCCGTTAGAGACGGGACCTAAGAAGGTCTCGCTGAAGGTTGCCTCTTATCGGTATGCGGCTTGTAGAAAATGCCCATACATGAAGAAGTGGAAGAAGACCTGCAAGTTATGTGGTTGCTTCCTGCTGACCAAGGTGGAGTATGAGATGGAGTCCTGCCCGATAGGTAGATGGTAGAATTCATCACCCCTAGGAGGTGAACATGACCATCATTATTTGCTTTTTACTAACATTGTCGATAGTATTAAACTTGTACTTAGTAAAGACAGTAAGGCAACACGAAGTTTTACTAGAGAAGCATGCTAATCAGATTTTTACTCTCACCCTGATAGCAAAGGTGCTTGGTAAATCAAAGAAGAAGTCAGGCTCTAACTCTTTCTAGCGTTTCTTCCCGCGTTCTTAGCCTTCTCTGTATTTCCAACGAATTGATTGCCCTGATTACTTCCTTGGACTTTCTTTCTATTCGTCGCTGACCTCTGAGCAGGTGTAAGACGAGACCAAGCACTAGCAGGGAGATACCTCCGAGTGCCACCTTTACGAATCGCTGGTTTGCCATCTGATGTGGTCCATTTCTCTCTGGTCCACTTTTTGAGCGAACGCTGTATCTTTCTGGGCTTACCCGTGTAGCCCCCACCTGCTTTTCGGTACTCAAGAGCAAGTAACTGTGCTTTTCTGGCGGACCACTGCCCCGGGTTTCCGCCTTTGTCACCAGCCATAATTCTGTTCTTGATGCGCTCACGAAGTTCGGGCTTGGTGTAGCCCCCTTCTTTGAAGTCAATATCAGGCGCGTTTGATAGGAAGTCTTTTGTAGTTGTGTCTACCCATGCGAGAACCTTGCCCTTGACTGTGTCTCTATTTACAATGCCTGCTTCTCTAAGGAGTTCTTGGAAGTGGTCTTCACCTTTCAGCGGACCAGCGTCAACATTGCTGTAGCCAAATCGGTTGACAAACTGCGAAGGAGTGAAGTATTGGTTTTCTAACCACTTTTCCCAATAGTTCTGAAGATTTTCGTCCCTATGGTAGACAGTGTACTCACCCTCTGTGTCATTGTTTTCCGTCTCATAGATGAACAGAGTTGACGGGGCTCCAGAGTCTAGTGAGTTTGGACCAACAAGAAAATAATACTTTGATGACATTATTTGTATCCAAATTTCAAATATTTAAACAATTCCAAAAAGTCTTCATCCGACATTGATGCTACTTCATCTAGTCTTGAAAACACTGCTTTAAGCCTATTGTCATATTCCTCAGACAATTTTCCAAGATAATCCATGTCGGGCCATTCGCCGTCTTCGTGGAGTGATATCAGTTTATCGACTGCCTGATTCATTGCTTTCACAATGTCTGCCTTCTTCTGCTCTATGTCGGCTCTGTAGTCAGCAAGGATACTAGGCATGATTGCTATCAATTCTGCTCGTGTCATATCTTCAAGAATCTTCTCATACTGGACAGCGTTCCATCCTATCTGAGACGACACTCCACCCTTTAAATCAAACTTGTTGACTCTGCTGGTCATGATTTGTCCGTGGTCTATTGGGATAATAACTCTTGTTCCATCACTCTGGATAGATGTTAAAAAGTTATTTGGGTTTCTATCTGTATTAGCAAGTATTGCGTCAAGAAGAAGCATTCTAATTGCTGATTCTTTGCGCACTGTCATAGGTGCGTAGTCGTCAGGATAACGTATTCTGTTGTATCTGTTCTGAGCGAACTCTACTATTAGTGCTGCTCCGCCATTCTTATCTCCTGCGCCACGAGTGCTTCTCTTCACAACCCTTGTTGCCCCGGGTTCAAAGCCAAGTGCTTGGAGAACCGCTTGACCAACAACCTCGTTTACTATTCCTTCTGGAGCATCAGCAACGGCGGTCTCTGTGATTGGGAATGGTGATGTCCATTCTCCGTACTTGTCATCTTCTGGTGCCATAAACGAAGCCTCAAACTTTATTCCGAAGATAAGGTTTGTTCTTCTATCTTTGATGCGCATCATCCCATGGGCGCCTCCACCTCCTCCCAACCATTCAAACCTTCCGTCAGGCTTTGAGAATCTCCATCCAGACCTACGTTCCCCTGGAACATTTTCTGCGTTATTAAGAATGGCTTCAATAGCATGGGCATCTGGGACTTCAGACAAGTTGCCACCGTCTTCAACGAATGCTACTGAAGCACCTGGTGAGTCAAGAACCATCTTCTTGCCAGTTCTTGGGTTTATTACCTCAACTCCTTCTGGAACAAAAACCTGGACCGTATGACCTCTTTCGTCCGCTGTGAACATGTCGGCTTCTGGTGCATTGTCTATAACTTCAATATTATGCGTACCCTGTTTGAAGTCCACTGCCCTTGAGGCAAACCCTGCTGGTTTAGAAGTTTTCTTTTTTGGGGAAAGGTGTACGGCATCAGCAATTGCTATCTCGTCACGCACTTCTGGTTTCACATCCTGAAGGGAGAGTCTACTGATTGATGCGAACCCAGTAGGACGGGACTCCAGTGGTGAACCATCTTCCCTAAGTGCTGGAGTCTTATCTATTTCAGATTCTAAAAGGTCTATAAGTTCAAAAAGGTCACCTTCATAGTCTGTAATCAGTTGCATAAGTTCGCCAGTTGGACTCATTTTGATATCATGATTTACAGCGTTGAGCGCATCTTCAAGCACATTGCTCTGTTCTCTTGTAGCAAGACCAATAGGACCCGCTAAGTAGTCAGTCATTATCTTTCCTAGCAACTCTTGAATCTCTCCTTTTGTGAGCAATTCTTGCAGTTCTGGTTGTCTAAATAATGAAAGTACTGCAAGAGCATTTGCGTATTCACCGTGTCTATCAAACCCTCGTCCAATTGCAACATGACCTACTGCTTCGTGCAGTGCATCAAACGCTTCAATAAGGCTGTTGCCTATAGCACTTTCTCCGTCAAATAGAGAACCAATATAGAGTGAAGCCCACGATTCGTTTCCAGACAAAACCATTAATTCGTCGTCTAAATCCAATTCTTCAGGATTTGTTCTTTCGCCGTACTCTTGTCTTTCTGTTGCATTTATTAGCGGTAGCAGTTTTTCAAATGCCCATTTATTAAATTTTTGATAACCAGTGTTCTCGTCAGTGCGTTGTTGGATACCTCGTCTGTATAACGGATTGTTTCCTTCTTTTAGTCTCTTTACAAACTCGTTAATGGTCGCATTGCTTGGAATCTCAATCTTTGACCAGTCTCTTCTGTCTGTTAAAAGCCTAAAGAAAACTGGGTGTGGGTCAGCCATAATCATTGGAACATCGTCTGCGCTGATTACTATGCGTATTGAGTCAAGAAGTCGGGACTTGTGCTCATCAACACCTTTAGCCATCTTGTACTTTCTGAAAGTGCCATTTGATATTGATTCAAGAGTGCGCTGGAATGCTTCTTTCGCTATTCTTGCAGCCTTACCCGTGAGGCCCATTTCTTTAGCAATCTCCGCGCCAGTTTCTGAGCCAGAATCTGTGAGGTCCATTTCTACCAAACGACGTGACTGACGCACTATGTCGTTAGCAACAATGCTTGCTCTCTCGTCACGAGTTGCGCTGGCAAAACCTCTGCTATTGGCTGAGTCATGTACTCTTCCAGTGTCTAAAAGGGCAATTAACTCTCTCAGTTCGTCGTCCGTGGCCACACCCTCTAAAACCCTGGTCATGCGAAACTGCCTGTTGATGGCATTCTCTGTGTTGTTTTCAAGCCAATATACATTGAATCTATTATCAAAACGAGAATACTCTACACCGTGAAACCATTTTGCTTTCATACGAAGAATGGCAGATTCTGGTATGTCGTTCTCTTCAGACCATCTATCCATCATAGAAAATATCGCCAACATATTTGCCCATTCACCATGCCTATCAAACCCACGACCGATTGCTGCATGACCCCAAAGGTCGTGTGCATTCAAGAAGTCTTCTTCACCAAAAAAATCAAGTATGCCAGCAGTTTCATTCATGTTAAATAAAGATTTAAAGTAAATAGTAAATCCCGTCGGAACGTAGCCACCACCATAAATACTACTACCGTCCGATTCTGCACCTGGTGGCACGGGATGCCTGTCTGCTATTGCTCTCCACTTTTCCATTAACCATGTAGAAAAACCAACAATATTAAGTTTTGTTTCGTCAACCGAAGGGGAAGGTTCTGCTGTTGTTCTGTATGGAAAGTCAATGCTTTCAGTAACTTCCAATCTTTCTCCCACTTTTTCAAGAAAGTTTATTATTTCTAACTGACTTTCCCTAGACGGGGCAAGCACAGTAGACCAGTCCCTCTTGTCTGGAATCTCGTCTACCACTAGTGGGTGGGGGTCTGTTGTTATAAAAGGGACGCCGTCTTCAATACGAACCCTTACCGAGTCAATAATTCTTTGTCTTTGCTCTTGTGTTATTGCTGGGTTTACGAGAAGTGCTTCAAGTTCTTCATAGTCGGGAAGAAGCCGAGAAAGCACTTCTTTTTCATTTTCAGTTAGTTCTAGTTCTTCTACTATCTGTTCGTTTGTTTTTCCACGTGGATTAACAGCGTCTGTGCGAGAAGCAAAGCCAATTCTTTTTTGAATAGAATCAATAACTTTTATTTCTTCTGCGTTATTTAAACTAGCCAACCGTTCATCTGACCGTGTTCTTGAGCGAGATACGGATACGAAACTGCCCTTTGGATTTACGACACGACCTTCGTTTACGCCACTCCACTTAGCATGCTGTCTATCGGCTATTGCCAGGAGTGCGTTTCTCTCCATTGTGGCTATTGTGTTAGAGAAGGTAAAAGGTTGTTGGTTGTTTTCATTTGCTGCAAGATTGCGTTCACCATTTCCGTCGGTGTAGTTGTTGAATTGTTCAAATTGCTTATGTGGTTGTGAAGCATGAATAGTTCCTGGTGGTATGTCAAGGTCCCTTGCAACAAGACGGACTGCATCGTCGAATCCAGAAGTCTCAGCATAGTGAGGACCACCAGCAATACCGAGTGTATTGTATTCAGTTTCCATCAGTTCTCTAGTGATTGCTTTTCTGTCCTCACCCTTTTCTACTTTTCTAACCTTTGCTTTGGGAAGTTTTAATCCTTTTCCTTGCTTGGGAGTAAAGTATGTGTCAATGGCGTACAGGTTGTCTAAAGACTCAATGCCGTTAGCGTCAATGACATCCTGAAGCGGGACCGTGATTAGATAGCCACCTTCATCTCCTTCGGTCCAGAACATATGCTCCTCAACGGCGTGGTTCAGGGTGAAGTGGATAGTCTCTCTGTCCACAGGAAGATATTTACTGGCAGGGTGGATAATAAGATTGCCTTCATCGTCATACTCTGGAGGGAACTGACTCCAACGAACAAGCACAAGGTTTTCTGGTGACACTTTAGCGTCAGCAATCTCTTGCTCGCTAATGTCGCCACCGTAGTAACCGTCTGTGTTCTTGCGTCTTACAGCGGCAATTCTTGTTTGAAGAGACTTGATGGCCCCACGAACACCTGCGTCAGAAAGTCTTCCATCAAAAGTTTCTCTCTCTTTATCCATCTCTTCTTGGCGTTTTTGCGCTATAAGAGCACGGCCCTTTTCTGCATATTCTTTAAACTGCTTTTCTGCTTCTTTGTCACCTTTGGTTGCTGCATAAAGAAGAGCACTTATCTCCGTGCCGTTGTGATGGTTGTAGCCACTCCCTGTTTCAAACAGGTAAGTGTCTGCGTATATCCAGTCAAGAGCCATCTCTTCACCCTCTGGTGTGCCACGCTCTAGTCCCGTTATCACGTAGGGGTTTAGTTCAATTACATTGATACCCGTGGTGTCAAGACCGTGTCTTTCTTCAATACCAAAAGCAACTTTCTCACCGTCAATTTCATAGACATTTGCCTGGACAATGGTTCTAGAAGTCTCAAACTCTCCCCACTCGCCTTCATCTGCTTTAGTTGAGATAACTGTTGGGTTAAATCGTTCCGTAACTCTCTTGTCTGTATTTATTGTGCTGGAAGCAAATCCCGATGCTTTACTAAAATTTAGAGTTTCTTCTGTTGTTACTTCTGCAGTCATTGCTCTGCGCAATCTCTTGCCGAGTTTCTGGTAGTGGTACACGTCACCATCAGTAGCATCACGCGACGATGGGTCTCTCTTTATTCTGTCACTGATTAAATCCATGATTACATTCATGATGTTCATGCCATCAGCGTGAGTTATCTCACCATTGTTGAGTTTCTCAAGCATTTTGTCTACCCATACATCGTCAAGAATTTCACGATTGGTACCGGGAATCATTCTGTCTGCGATGTATTCACGGTTATCTTGGAGCATGCGTATGGCGGACTTAGCAACACGACGCTCTGGGGTAATTCTGCGACTAAACGCCATATTGGCGTCACTTACAGATGCAAATCCTGGCAATCCACGCTTATCCATTGAGGAAACAGGTATTGCTGATAGGAAATCCATCTGTTCTTCAAACTTGATTCTGTCCTCTCTTGACATACCGAGAACAGGCAGTACTGGGTCTGTATTGCCACCGAACATGCTGCGAACTACGTCTTTCGCAACTGTGTCCATCTCTTCGGTGATGTTCCCATACTCTGGGTCGCCGTCTTTGAGAACCATGCGCCGTTTGTTTAGTTTTTCTAGTTCTTTCATCCCTCTATCGGTAAGTACCTCGTAACGGATAGAAGACATGGCATCAGTGGGGTCAACATTCATCCATTCACCAGATGTTGTATCAAACACGTCGGTGTGTTCAATTTCTATTACCGGAATACCGTTTCGTTCACCCTTTGATATGACTTTGAATTTGCCACCCGTGATGCTTTCAATAGGTACATCTCTCCACTCGCCATTACGGTTTGTGTTTTCAAGGAGATTACTGTTCATCACCTTTGCTCCTATGGACAGTTTGATGACGGCAGAACTATCTCCACTACCCCTGTTGGTTACCATGTCTGGATTAAAGAAGTTGGGTGAGAACGAAGATAGAGGCATGGAGATTGTGTCACCAATAGATGCGCCAAGAATGTCCGAGTCTTGCTCTACTGCATTAACGGCATGGTAGAGAGGCATAGATGAATAGGAGTCACCGTCTCTGATTTCGTCAAGTATGCGATTAGTCTTTGATGCTGTTGACCTAATAGAAGAGAGCATTCTCTCGTCCAGTTTTGATACGCCTCTGCCTGAACGAATAGCGTTAATCTCTGTGTTACCAGGCATGGAAAGAGGGTTGTTTCTACTTGGCTGTACACCCATCATCATACGTGACATCTGCTGAATACCGTAGTGGGACTCTGACGCCCACTCGGTGTAAGCGCTTGACAGGTCTGGCATGAACTTGTCGCCAGGGATAGTAAATGTATAGTCACCAATCTCAAAATGCGTATGACCACGCTCGTCTCTCGTTGATTTGATAACCCGTGATGCTCTGTCGTCGGTTGAGCGTGAAGAAATGACGTTACCAAGCGTGTTGGATGAGCGCTTTATAACAGTGGCGCGAGCATGTTCAACTTTCTGCGTTCTAGACGCAAAACCACCACGCGTTTCCCAAGGAATATTGGTTATGTTGGTGTCAAACGGGTCACTGTGTTCACCGAGAACATACAGTAGTGCTGCTCTCAACTCTGGGGTGATGTATTCATCTCTGTAATCAGAGTCGGGTTGAGCCATTTGGATGTTGAGTTCAGCCCATGTTTCCTGTGGGTTCTTCTGTGCGTACTGACCAGCAAGTGTGGAAAAAGGAAGTGATGAGTCACCGAAAATGTCTGGGAAATCTGTCGCAAAGTCCTGCCAAACGTCTTGATTGATTCCTGGTTCGTAACCAAAGAACATCGCCATTGGCTGAACCTGAGACATGTCATAGGGACTAACGCCATAGTTGACCATTATGTCTTCTACCTGCACACCAGCAGCGTTTGCAATAGTGGCGATTCTTGTAATTCCTCTGGTGTATAGTTCTTGACCGTAGTCGTTCATTCTTTGTGTTATTTCTGCAACTTCTGGTGAATTAGGTCCATAAATAGCCTGAGCCTTGGTTACGGCTCTTCCCATAAAGTGAGAAAGATTGCTTACGTCGCGATGTGATTCTGGTACTGGGATAATTGACAAAGACCCAGGCGACAAGAACTCTTGTGCAAACTCAACACGGGCTTCTGCTTCGTCTCTTGAAAGGTCTGGGAAAAAGTATGCGTACCTGCTGTCTCTGTTGCCACCAAACCGATAAAGGTCTTTTTTGGTAACACCACCCCTTATGGCTACTTCATCTCGTATGTCTGGGACAATGGCAAGACCTTGTTTGGGACCGAAGAGACTAGAAAACCACCCATGAGCCCATTCGTGAATTATCGTTCCTTCAAGGCTTGTACCAAAGTTTGAAATAAGAAACCTTCCGTACTTATCTTTTTCAGGGAATGGACGGAGTTCCCCAGGAGTTTTACCAACACCCATAAGCACACGGCGTGTTCTTCCAAATTTTGGTGGTGGAGACTTTTGTGGGTCCCAAACACCACGCCATTCACGGTGATGCATGTTCATAACCATGAATAGGCTTCCTACGCAGTAACCCATAACGCCAGGGTTGGCGACAGAACCATCAAACAACGCCTGCATAACTTCTTGTTCTGCTGACAAGTTTGTGCTTGTGAACGGGTATGTCATGGCTTCAATTCTTGCGCCATTCATGGAACGGATAGGTATCGGCGTACCGTTCTCAAGAGCGTCTCTGTACTTACGCACAGCGTTTCTATCTGTTGGAATCATGGGCAAAGAACCGAATCTGCGCACCTGCCATAAGAATTGTGGAGATTCGTCTAGCGCTTTCTCAATCCACTTCTCCATTTGAGATACACCCTCTGGTGAGAAGTCAAAGATGTCGGTATCTAACATCTTGGAAAGAATTGAGCGCATGGCTGCCATAGTCATTGTGTCTGGGTTTCTATTGCCAGCAAGGAGATTCATAAGCGCTAAGTTCACGGCGTCTTCTCTCGTGCGTGGAACAATTGCTTGCGCTATCTCTTTGGGTGTTGCGTCTTTCAGCCAGTTAGACCCATCAAGGGGTGATGGACTACTTCCGTCAAGCGCTGCTGCAAGGTCTCGTGTGCCGTCTTCGTTTCTCTTGATGCTTAGTGAGGCAAGACCCGTAGGTCTTTGCATCGCCTGCGTCAGGTCTACTTCTGTCGTTGTTTCCTCACGAGTTGGGAAGGTCACATGCATCTTTATGTCTTTTACCAAAGCAGGGCTGACACGAGCCATCTGTTCAGCATCACCACTGACCCATGCTGCGTACCCTTCAGCAAATGTTTCTGCTGGGTTTTGCTGTCCATACTGACTCAATACATGAGGTGGACCGTTCTCCCAATCAAGCGCCCCACTGCTGTCTATCGCATCTCTTATTTCCTCAACTTGTAGCCAGCGTTTATCAGCAGCGTCGTAGTTGTATCCAGGGTTTTCTTTACGAAACTTCTTCCACTTTCTTTTCATACGCCACCCGTTGCCCTCGCCCCAACTCATGCGCCAATACCACATTGCTAAGTAACGAGTTTCCCTATCGGGGTGAAGGTTTGAGGACAAGTAGTTTACAAAGTGACCGAATTCGTGGAACAAAATACTTTCTGGTTTCCAGTTTCCGTTTGACTCTAGATACCACTCTGTGCCAGCGAGTTTTTTACCTTTGCCTGCGCGCGCATCGTCAGGGTTTTCTAGAGGTGTTGGGTCTAGGGATAGTTTGTTCATTGTGATAAACAATGCCCCAGTGCTACCGTTGAAGATTGCGCCAGGCACTACTTCACCCTTGGTTACGAATAGTGGTGGCATACCAAAGTCTCTTACGTGGCTTAAGAACTCAGGGCTGTTGTTCAGTGCCTCTGAAACCATGTTCCGTAAACCCATAAGGGCTTCCTCGGAGAAGTCAAATACTTCCTCTGGTTTTACTTCGCCTTTATAACGACGAGCCTTTCTAAGGACTCTGTTGTAATTGCCTGCCATTTTCTTATCAATGTGAAACTTCAAGCGTTTTAGTTCTAGGTTTACTTTTTCCGATGGGGTCATTCCCTCTGTATCAACATCAAAGTAGCCAGGACCTGATAAGTCAAACATCCACTGTGACCATGCTTCTAGTTCTTCGCGTGCTTTCTCTGGTGTGGATGGAACAACAGCATCAACAATGTCCTCTATTGACTTATCGTCAAACCACCTAGTGCCAGGGAGTGTTACAGAAGCGAATCCTTTGTCGGTGGTTTTTCTACCCGTGATGGTTCGGAGGATTTCTGTACTTCTATTATCAGTTCTTGGGTCCAAGATACTTTCAGTAAAAAGTTCAGCAACCATTTCTGACGGTGAAGTTAGGGCGTACTTAGAGGGTGGCACTATTCCGTCAGGTTTGACATAATCCTCTATGTTGTATTCGTCATCTGGGTCTATGTCTGTATGACCACTAGTGAGAAGGGTAGCCAAGTCATACCATTCTATTGGTAAGTCGTAACGATTTATGTTGTTTGGGTCGCTTAGCCAGTTCCACGGTGAGTTGTTTATGACATACAACATCTCTCTGACCTTTGGGTCAGGGTGGTTGTAAGAAGCATAAGAGAACAGGTAGTGACCGTATTCGTGTATGAATGTGCTCACCATAAATTCGTCAGAAGCAAAGTCATCTGGCAATAAGTCAGATAGTTTGTCTATGTCGTCACCAAACAAACGAGACAACACGGAAGTATCCATACTGCCTTTGCCTCTCCTCTTGCCACCCGTGTATTCGTCTATTCCTTCTTTAGACAGGGTCATGAGCATGTGTTGCGTCATTGCTCCTGATACCTCAGGCTTATTCTTTCGTGTCACCATTGGTGGTATGCCGAATCTATCTATCAGTTCTCTCATCTGAGGATTGTTATTGAGAGCATCTACTAACACCTTGCGAGTATTGGCTACCGTCTCTGGCGATAAGTCAACACCAAGCAACGATTGTCGTGTCTGTGAAAGAAGGTCGTCTACACTGGCATAGATTCTTGGTAGACCACGAGTGCTTGCGTGTATCGCAATGTACGACAGTAGGTCGGCAGGGTTATCAGGTACTGCTACCTCTGCTATCTCCTCATTGGTCTTACCTACTGTCCAGTTCTGATAGTCATCTCCCCATCTACCCGTGGCACTTGCGAGCCCCCTTGCTAACGAGGCAATGTTGGACAATACGGCTGGTCTCTCAAAGGGCGTGCTGTCCTGTACAACACCATCGCCGTCACCATCGTATGCGTTGGGGTCATACACTGCTTGCCCTCGTGCTATCTGACCGAGGTTAGAACCTAACGCCTTGACCTCTATGTCGCGTAACGGTTGCGACTTTATGCGTCGCTTTGCGCGCGCTGATTCATCAGGGTCAATGTCGTAAGAGAAGGGCATTGATTCATTGTAGAACACGGCACAGTGGTGGTGCGTAGAGACTGACGATTTCATCTCCGATACCCAAACCCACCGACCCAGAGTGGGTAATACATCGTGTCGTGCGTACATACATTATTTATTTACTAAGAGAGTGTCGTGAATGTTCTAACGAGTTGTGTTATGACGGTTGTCAATAGCATTGTCGTTGTGGGGCGTGTTCGTTAGGCAGTATCACGAGGCGTTCACGAGGGCGTTCGCACCTACCTCACGAGAATGATTAGGGAATGACGAGAGAATGGACGAGAGAATGCTGTATGTCGTACCCAGCGTCGTACCCAGCGTCGTACCGAGAGGGGTATGCCCTATGCCTCGGGGGGTATGCCTCGTTAGGTGTGCCTAACCGTTTCGTAAAGAGACTGTGTGTGCCTGTGGATAAAGGGGGTGTAAGGCGTGCCTATCGGTTTGTCCCCAGCCCCCTCAGCCCCGAAACTTTTTCCGAGGCGTCGCAGGCGTGGGGGGAGCAGTGCGGCAGTGAATGACTTTCCCCAATCTCTGGGAAGATTTATCTAAGAATCCCCTACAAAGCGGTTAAGTGGTTCTTGTGCAACAACCTCGTGCGAGTTGGGTCGTAGTGTGCAGGTTCTGCGAGGTCCCAAGCGCTGTCATAGTCAAGCCAGCCCCATATGTCTACTTGTCGGAACTCAGGAGGCTCAGGGCGTGCTGCGAAGAGGACTAAGCCTTTGCCGAGTTGATGCTGGCGTACGGCTGTTGTTTCTCCTGTACGGACGCGCCTCACCTCTATGTTGCTCCCTACATCTGGAACATCCCTGTATCTGGCGTGTTCTGACTTGTGCCATACATGGCCGGACCAGTAACGGTTTGTTGCTTTTGCGACCGCCAATTCGCAAATCGCTGATGCGACCTGTGCAGTTCGGTCGTCTTCCATTAGTTCTTTTTTGTAGTGAGAAGCGTCGTTTTTGTCCCAGTTAGCGGCAAATCTCGCTATTCCGACATTACAAGCGTGTACATATTCCCAGGGTTCTAACGTAATAAGCATGACGGCATGCTACCCCTATAAATATAAATATACGCTGTGTTGTTGCAGATAGATTTATCTAATGCTATGGTATTTAGCATGAATATTAGAACTTTTGTAGTAGCAGACACGCACTGGGGGCATGAAAGCGTTTGTCAATTTTCTACTAAACACGGCGACAAGTTGCGCCCCTGGGATAGTGCCGACGAGATGGACGAGATGATGATTCAGTTGTGGAACGAAACTGTTCGTCCCAAAGATAAGGTCATCCATCTTGGGGATGTCGCAATGCGCAAAGAACATGTAAAAACAATGTCAAAACTTCATGGTAGGAAACTTCTTGTTAAGGGAAACCACGACTGTTTTGATTTGGCTACTTATGCACCGCATTTTTATGACATCGCAGGCGCTTTGTCTATTGACCGCTTTATCCTGACACATATTCCTGTTTCTTCACATCAGAAGTACCGTTATAAGGGAAACATTCATGGTCATCTGCATTCTGAATCACTAAATGACCCTTGGTACCAGTGTGTTAGTGTTGAGCAGACAGATTTTAAACCAGTTCTTTTCGAGGAGGTGAAGGCGCGTTATAGCGTTTTGTAATGGACAAGATAACATTTAAATTTTGGCTAGATAGGTCCGGCGAACTAGAAGAAGACCGCAATAAGTGGAAAAATATTGCAAAGCGACTCGCTAATCCACTTCATGACCCTAATTGCGAATACGCAGTTCAGTGCTCTTATTGTGACGCCTTAAAGGCAGTTGAGGAACTTAGATGAACGAAGAACATTCCTTTAAGCAGAAACCCAGAGATGTGGCAACTCAGCAATACTTGATTGCCTACATTAGGGAACTTGAAGACAAGATTCGCGATTTGCAAAAGCGCATTCATGAGGCTGCTCATAAACTTGAGTCATCACAGAATGAAAGAGAATACTGGCAGAATATTAATGCGAGACAGCAATAATGGGAATTATTAGTATTGTTTCGGACCTTGAGTTCTTTTTTAAGTTATGGATATACGGAACCCTTGCTTTCCACTACATAAATAAAAAATTGCTTTTGACTATTTCAGTTTGATTTAACCAAAGCAGGAGAAAAAGTGCTTCATGTAGATTTACTAGATAACGGGTTTGTCCGTTTAGATGGCTATATGGCTGACGATATGTCTGTCGTAAATTCGGCCAGGGTTAGTTTTGCGCAGAACGAAGATGACAAGGCCGAACTCACAAATGCTGACAAAGGTCTTATCAACTTTTTGATGCGTGAGCGTCACGGAACCCCTTTTGAGCACAATTCTTTCCGGTTTCATGTGAAGTGTCCTGTTTTTGTTGCCAGAGAGTGGTTTCGTCATCGGATTGGCTCGTTTAACGAGTTTTCTGCTCGCTACTCAGAGGTTCCTAACGAGTTTTTTGTTCCTGAATTAAGCGTTATTAGAACGCAAACAGGAAAACCGGGGGCTTACATGTTTGAGCAGGTTGATATGGAAGTGGCGATGCGTTCAAAGAACTCTATCCATGAGGCTTACAAGGCCGCCTATAAGTCCTACATGGAAATGATTAACGACGGCGTAGCCAAAGAACTGGCTCGTGTTGTTCTTCCAGTCGGGATGTATACACAGTTTTATTGGACGGTTAATGCCCGTTCAATTATGAATTTCTGCTCGCTACGGAGCGCTGAAACAGCACAAATGGAAATTCGTAATTACTCTGTTGCTGTTGAGCAAATGTTTAGCAGCGTAATGCCTGTAACCGCCAAAGCCTGGTTGGACAACAGTAGGGTTGCTCCCTAAAATAACCAACCAGGACCAACAAAGAAGGGAAAATAATGTCAAAATACGAGTTCGGTTCCACTGGAATACAGATTAAAGGTAACGATTCTTATCATGTTGTAAAAGTTTACGACAAAGATGAATGGCTTTTATTGCGCAAACGAGATGACAACTACTATCAAGCAGCATCCTTCGCTTCACCCGATGAAGCGCGTTCTTTTGTTAATGCTTGCGATTTGGTACTAAAAAAAGTACAGTGACCACATTGCGTCGGTGGCCAAATGGATAAGGCAACAGACTTCTAATCTGTAGACTGTAGGTTCGAATCCTACCCGACGCGCAAATTAGGAAACTAGTTCCATCCCAAGTGGTAAAACTTTCATGCTTCTCGCAACGCCCTGAGAAACGATAATGAGTTCTTGTTCCTCCATTTTGGAAAGAACTTTGTGCGCAGTAGACGTAGATGAAACACCTATTGCCGGCATGATGTCTCTAATGCTCGGTGCATAGCCGTTTTCTTGTGAAAATTTTACAATAAAACTAACTACTGCAGTCCTTCGCTCTGATTCAACTCGTGATTCCGCTTCAGACCGAGTTTCACCTGGAATTCTGTTTAACTTTGTTTTTTTCATCGTTAATTACTTTTCTCCTTAATTTTTGCTTATCAATTTTTCGTTGATAACGTATTTGTTCAACAATCTCCATCATGTAGACAGCGATGTGATACTCGGGTCCCCAAATAAATGAAGGGTGTAGGCCAATTTTATTAGCAATATGTTCGGCATCTTGAAGGGTTAAGCCGTTCCTGCTCCACCCGTACATGCGTTTTTTGTGGACTCCTACAAGATTTTCAAGTTCGGTCAATCCTGTATCTGGATACATCTTCCATATGGCATCAAAGGACAAGAGAGGTATAGGTAGTTCTCTATTATCCGTCATACGGACTTCAATTCAACGCCATACAGTTTTCTGAATTGGCTCTTGATTGCCTTAATTGACTTAGGTGTGCCGTGCGTCATATAAACACGCCCACCGATTGAGTCTGGTGGGTACAGTTTGTAGACGCCTCTTTTTGTCTGCTCAACACGGAAGCCGATTGACTCAACTTCTTTAATTATGGCATTCATTTCCTTGATACCGTGATTTTTCATCGTCACCTCCTAGGGGACGATTGAAACATATCTAAGGTTTACGGGATAAACAACCCCGATGCGAACAAATTTTCGTAGAAAATCTACTTCTTAAGAAAAGCGAGGATTTTCTTGAACCAAGACTTATTGGATACTGAAGAAATGACTTCTGAAATCTCGGCTACTACCTCTGGGTCAATTGTGATTTCTGCGATGTCATCAATCTTGACTACATTCTCTTCAATCTTCACTTTTGCTGGGCGTCCTGGCTTTTTTGCCGGAGCCTTCTTTGCAGCAGCCTTCTTTGCAGCAGGCTTCTTAGCCGCTGTTTTTTTTACTGTTGTCTTTTTCTTGGCTTGGGCTTTTTTCTGTGTCATGTCCTGTCCTGTGTTATTGTAAATTGTGGTGTACCTACAAACTATAGCACCCTTCTACTAGTGTGTCTGTATGGACGGTTTTTACCCAGACGAATTTTCAAAAATAGCGTTGGCGCTTACATCTGCGCAAATGGCTAAAAAGATTTTTATTGAAGAGTCAGGCATTGGTGAAGACCTTGCTTTTAATTTCATAGGATGGAAAGACGGCAGGATAGTAACAATCTGTCAAATAAGTCAAAAACACATGAAAGACCCCCCGGTAGAGAGGCTTCAGAGATGTGCGTCAATGCTTAGGATGATTCGTGGTTTTTGGAGCGTGGATAGCATTACCATGGTTGCAGAGGGCTACTGTTCTCCAGATATTGAAAAAACTCGCGGTCTAGACCTTTCCAAGGCTTTTCTTGACGACACAACTGGAGTAAGTGAATGTGTCACCGTAACGCACGCAGAAGGTGATGATGTGGGCGGTGCTGAACTAACCCTTGTTTCCACCTCGTATAAATATAGACTCAATAGAAGAGCGGTATTTGAACCAATAACCGTCTATCCAAATGGCGCAGTTAATGTGTTAAGAGATAAAAGTTTTCCAGCGCTTCTCTATAAAATCGTAAGCGAAGATTACGATTCTGAATACATGGACGAAGACGAGACTGCAGAAGCAATCAATAATCTTGGTTTTCACTTGCAAGTTTTCTATTAGTCCCCGGTCAGGGAATTGAACCCTGCTGCGGGTGCTTATAAGGCACCTTGCGTCAACCAGACGCATCACCGGGGGTGGTAATATTCTTTAATGATTGATGGCCCTCCAGAAAAAGAATTATTGTCTGGCAATATAACAATTCACCGAGCGACTCGTCAACCATGCCCTGTTTGCGGACATCCTACAGGTGACTGCGTTGGAGAGTCAGGACCACCAACAAGAATAGTTGGCTTAACTGGTGGCGTAATAGAATCTCTTAAAGATAAACAGACAATTCTCGTAGAAGAAAACATTTACGAAGAAAGACAAATTACCCCCTTTACAAAAACAAAAGTAATTCTGCATCACAAAGGCTCCTACGTGACCCTTGAGCAGGCAAAAAATTTGGGTATTGCTTAGACGTATATTTTTTAGCGGTAGAGGTATCATGGGTATCTCTTAGCCGTCACTATAGAAAGTTGCAATACCGTGTCACCTATTTTTTCCTTCCGCCTAAACGAAGATTTTCTTGCTGGATATAGGTCAAAACAAGCACCTTTTGGTTATAGAGACGCTGGCGAAAACTCTGTAGGAGAAATTACTTTTCTTCGTACATATTCTCGTTTAAAAGAAGACGGAACAAAAGAAACGTGGGTTGACGTTTGTGAACGGGTTATCAATGGAATGTATTCACTACAGAAGGACCATTGCAAAACAAACCGTCTTCCTTGGAATGATGCAAAAGCACAGGCCAGTGCAAAAGAAGCGTTTGACCGTTTGTTTCAATTAAAGTGGACTCCACCAGGTCGTGGTTTGTGGGTAATGGGCACACCTCTTGTGAATGTTCACAAAAACTCTGCCGCTTTGCAGAACTGTGCATTTGTTTCAACTTCAGAAATGAATAAGAACAATCCAGCAAAGCCTTTTGGTTTTCTTATGGAAGCATCAATGCTTGGTGTTGGTGTTGGATTTGACAACAAAGGCGCTGACAAAGATTTTACTATCTATGAACCAACAAAGCCTGTAGTTGTTGAGGTAATTGAAGATAGCCGTGAAGGATGGGTTGCTTCACTTATTTCTATTATTAACTCTTATTTAAAGCCAGAGCAGAGCCCTGTTGAGTTTGACTATTCACTTATTCGCCCTGCAGGAACGCCTATTAAAACATTTGGTGGTACTGCTGCTGGACATGCTTCTCTTGAGCGTCTTCATAAGCACATTCGTTCAATGTTTAAAGGTCGCAATGGTGAAAAGTTAACCAAAGTAGACATTGCTGACATTGGAAACATGATTGGTGTTTGCGTTGTCTCTGGAAACGTACGTCGCTCTGCTGAACTTCTTATTGGCAGTCTTGATGACCAAGAATTCCTTAACCTTAAGAACTCTGCTGTATTTCCTGAGCGCAACTCTTATGACCCAGACGCTCCAGGATGGGGATGGATGTCAAACAACTCTGTAGAAACATCTGTTGGAAAAGACCTTTCTGGAATTGTTGAAGGAATCGCACTTAATGGAGAGCCAGGAGTTATTTGGCTTGACATGTCTCGCAAGTACGGTCGTCTTGCTGACCCTGCAAACAACAAAGACTGGCGTGTTGCTGGATATAACCCATGCGCAGAACAGTCTCTTGAGTCATATGAATGTTGCACTCTTGTTGAGACATATTTAAATCGTCACGATTCTCTTGATGACTACAAGCGCACATTAAAGTTTGCTTATCTTTATGCAAAGACCGTAACTCTTCTTCCTACACACTGGGAAGAAACAAACGCAATCATGCAACGCAACCGTCGTATTGGAACATCAATGTCAGGTGTTGCAAACTTTGCTGACAATGTAGGAATGCCTGTTCTTCGCGAATGGATGGATACTGGCTACAACACAGTAAAGGCGTATGACGTTTCATACTCTGAGTGGCTTGGGATTCGTGAGTCAATCAAGATGACAACAGTTAAACCTTCTGGAACAGTTTCTATTCTTGCTGGTGAGTCTCCTGGGGTTCACTGGACACCAGGTGGGAAGTTCTTCAATCGCGCAATTCGTTTTGCCAACGATGACCCAATGCTTCCGCTTTTTAAGATGGCTAAATACCGTGTTGAACCAGCATCTGAATCACCGGACACAACATCTGTTGTGTTCTTCCCAATTAAGTCAGACGCTATTCGTTCGGAAAATGATGTAACAATTTTTGAAAAGATGTCACTAGCAGCAGCCGCTCAACGTTACTGGTCCGATAACTCGGTATCAGTTACAATTTCTTTTGATGCAGAAAAAGAAAAGGAACATGTGGGCACTGTACTCCATATGTATGACGGTCAACTTAAAACGGTTTCGTTTTTGCCGCAAGGCAACTTTACTTATCCGCAAATGCCGTATACGCAGATAACCGAGGAAGAGTACACAGAAGCCACCAAGGACCTTTTCCCCATTGATTTTTCTGGTGTTTATGCAGGAATGGCAGCCGATGCAATCGGAGAGTCTTACTGCACAACGGATTCCTGCGAAATTAGATTAATTAAGGACAATCAGGGATAATTCCGCACACAGGGGTACCCATGATGTATTATTTACTTTAAGCGCCGAACGGCGAATTAGGTCCCATACAGGAGAAAACAATGACGGCAATTATTGCACCACAGACAATCACACTCACTATTCCAGGAACACTCTCAACGAGCAGTATCGTAAGCGTGGCAATGCCTTTCAAGGGCGTCATCACTGGTGCTTACTTGGCAGTTACAGGTGCCCCTGCAGGTTCAGCACTTACAGCAGACCTTAAGGTTGGCGCAGATGTCGCAGCAGCCTTCTCAATCGCTGCTGCTGGTTACTCAGACGAAGGAACACTCACTGCAGCAAATGTTGACTTCGCTAAGGGCGACCTTGTTCACCTTGATGTTTCAGCAGTTGGCTCGGGTACAGCAGGAACTGGCGCAACTGTAGCGTTCACTGTTTCTGAAGTATCAGACGCAACTCACATCCAGGCTGCTGGCGTAAACGACTAATCAATTACTCAATTACTTTTCTAAGTAGTTGCAAAACCCCCGCTCCGTACAAATAGGGGCGGGGGTTTTGCTATCCCAAGGTAGCGGGAAATCTAGTCTTCTTTTTGGCTTTCCTTAGTGGTAGGCCCGCCGACCACCCAAGCGTCACAGGTGCGCTCTGAGTGGCATTTAAAGTCAAATGCTTCGCAGTAACCAATCTTGCCAGCGTCAATAACATCCCATGCTGAACCAGATTCATTACCAAGACCGGTTTCAATACAATCAAGCATTCTTGGAGTTCTAATAAACAGAATACAGTTGCCACATTTTTGTTTCTTGGCTTCTGTTTCAGACACGTCCCACCTGTCGCCCTTTTTCTTCCAGAATCCATCATTTGGCTGCTTTGGATTAAGTGGTCCGTATCCAGCAGTATCAATCGCCTTTTGACGGTTCTTGATGTTTACTTTTATGCTTTGAGTTGCTGGAGGGCATTTTTGTTCGGCTTTTACTTCGGTGTTTTCAAACCTAAAGCCTTTAATTTCCCCGATGTAGTTTCCCCATGTAGTCATTACTTGGACTTCTTTTGCTTCTCGTACCTATCAAGCATTCTTCTGCCCTTAGCAGCAAGCCTGGAGGCGTCTGAGGCGTCTTGAGGAACAGGTTCTCCCCATGCTGCGGCGGAAAGTGCAAGGCGCGTAGGACGTCCCTTGTCGTCTTTCATGGGACCTGAAGGATTTGTAAAAAATCTTGTCAAGAACGAGCCCTTACGACGCAATTTTTCAGGAGTATCGGCTGCACCCATGACTCCTGGCTTAAGGTTTGCGCCTTCTGTTCTTTTGAAGTGCTTACGACCAGCGGCAGTTAGTCCACCTTTAGGGTCTTTTAGTTTTGCGCCCTTAGTATCAAGCCAGTTTTTTCTAGCATGAAACCTAGTCACTTGTTCGTTAATTGATTTCTTTTGTAAAGGTTCGCCGCTGTAAGAAACAGCCAACCACTTAACTTGAGCAATGTGTCCTGCTGGTGTTGAGTCTTCAAAATGTCTTCTAATCCAAGATTCTCTTAGTTCAAGAATTTCAACTTCTTCTGGAGTCTCTGCAACCCCACCTTTTTCATAGATAGACATAAGAACTTCATTGACATAGTCACCCTTTGAGCCTCCGCCTATAGACCAAAGTTCTGGGTAGTTGCTCTTTAGTTGCTTTGCGTATTCAGGGTCAAAAAAAGGCCATTGACTATCCGAAAAAGAAATTATTGCGTCATCCATTAGATTTACCCATAAGAGCATTCATTTCGTTTTTAGTTCTCATGCCCTCAGGTGTATTGGGGTCAAGGTCTGGTCTATCTTCACCGAAAACTGCTTTATAGGCTTCGCGTACTGGAGTATCTCCACTAAGTGTTGATGCAATAATTTGAAAGTCTGTTACTTTTTGAGCAAAAGCATCAAGTGCTTTCTTTGACTTGTTAATTGCTTCCTCTTCAGGACTATCTGGTTCTGCATTGTGAAGCATTAGATTTCACGCTCTCTCTGCTTCTCGGCTATAACCCAGGGGTTTCGTGGATTGGCACCAGGATTTGAATTTTTTGAACGCTCAAGAAACTCTTCAAACTCTTCTTCATTAAATCCGTTTGGTTTTAATTCAGATTCAAAAAATCTAAGAAATTCCTTTTTTGATTTTAGGGTTTCCTCATTCGGGGTAGTCATACTCGTCCTTGTCCGTTGCTTTCTTTTTGAGTGGCAATTTTATGCCATTATCTAGTGCCCAATCTTCAAACTCTTCAGGAACACCGCGCGAGTTTTTAGCATACTTAGCGTACTTCTCAAAATGGTCGTCATTTTCTCTTTTAGACATTGCTATAGCCAATACCTGTTCATGGTACTAGTTTAGTATAAAAATACAAGACCCCTGAGAACTCTCTAAATTGCGTCTATGATTAGGTGCACTCGGTCTTCGTCTCCACTATTCTTGACACCATGGTGTCTTCCTACGTTATCTACAATCCATATTTGGCCAGGCTTTAGGTTCTTTGATTCATCACCAATGGTAAATATACAATTTTCATTGGTTATCACTGGAACGTGTATTCTGTGAGTCTGGCTATGGATTTTTGCGGTTAATGGATTTCCGACATCTTTATGTTTGGGAATAGTTGTTTTTGCCCTAAGTCTTGCCAGTATTGCTTGTTGAATTTTTACTTCTCCAATTGTTTCCATCGTGGCAAGAACGACTTCATCTAGATACTTACTAAATTGTCTGTAATGTTCGTGCACTACGTCCGAGTTGAGTTTTTGCATTACGTCATAGACCAATGGGATGGTGTCAGTATTACCCCCTGCTGCACCGCCAATCTTTTTACGTTGCACGTATTTCAACCAGTCTTCTGGGGTTAGGGACGAGACATCACCGAGAAGTTCATTGAAAGATGGCATGTCTCCAATAAATTTAAACGCATCGTTTTCTTTCATAACTTTTCCCATATATAGCAAAAACCCCGCCCGCACCGTTTAAAGGCACAGGCGGGGTTCCGCTATGTTAGTTATTCTCCGGTAGGAGCGCCGTCGAAGTCAACCTTTACGAAGGACTCTGGACGCTTTACTGCAAGAGCGAGACGCTGTTCTGCGAGCACAACGATTGCGTTGCGAACGAAGAAGTCTGAGTGCTGCTCTGAAATACGGATTGAAGCCTGCTCACGGTCGTACAACTGTGCGCCTGTACCGAATGCGCCGACAAGTGCGGTGCCTTCTGGAATTGCAGGAGTCTCAACGACTGGCAAACGCCATACCTTTGGCTCACCACCCATTGCAACTGAAACTGCAACGAGGTACTGGCCATTGCCATCCTTGGTCAACTCAATGTCTTCCCAATCGTTCGGGTGAAGAACGACGCCGGATGGCTCGTAGTAAGCGAGGAACGACAGGGTTGCGGCGCGACGGATTGCGTCTGCCTTTGTGTCTGACATTCCTGGGGTTGCTGAGTAAGCACCGTCTGACCATGCGTATTCCTGGATACCAGTGGTGTTAAGAACACCGGTAAGGTTTTCGCCAGTTCCATCGCCATTGAGGATTTGTGCATCTTCTTGAAGACGGAGACCGTACATCAATTCGTTGTCGATGATTGAACGCAACTGTGGCTCGTCTGCAAGGACGTTACGGTGTGCTGCTTCCCAGTGAGCAATGGTGCGTACTGGAGCCTGATGGCCTTCAAAGACCATGCTTGACTGTGGCTTGGCAGCGAAAGCAGTGTTTCCACCGTTACGCTCAGCAACTGTTCCTGCGTTATTTGTTCCGCCGCCTGTTGCGGTGAAACCGAGCATACGGAAGTATTCAATAACTGCAGCAGTTGTGGTGCGGCTTGGGAACAAGTCACGAACGCGCTTTACACGCTGTGGCGACATGACCATTGGGTCACGCTGGATTGAACCGAACTGAGCATCTGCACCACGGCCCAATGTGCCTGATGGAAGTGCTGAGTAAACGTCCTTAACGCTGAATGCGCCGTGAGTTGTGAGTGATGCTCCAAGTTGGAATGGAGAAGGCATGTTTGCGCCATTCTTTCCACCTTGAAGTGTCTTGAATTCTGGTGAGTTGAGGAACAAGTCGCCGATTGAGTATGAAGAACCGAGGCTCTTTACGCTGTAACCTGCGGCTGCAGCAGTTGCGATTGATTCAACAGAAGCCTGTGAACCCCACTGGTCTACTGTGTTCATTGCCTCAAGGCCCTCAATGAGGCCCTTAAGTTCTTTGATATCGGTCATGTTCTTATCGAACGCACTCTTTTGCTGAGTAGAAACAACAACGGTTCCGTCCTCAATTTTGAATGAGTCTGCAATCGCCTTGTTATCGGCCATCTTGGCGCGAAGTGCTGATTGCAATTCTGTAAGTCTTGCTTGGTCTGACATTTTGTCTCCTGATTGGAATTGGATTGTTTTTTTGGATGTTCAAACGGCCCAGGTAAGCACCAAGCCCTATTGAGAAATAATAACGCTATTTATGGTGCTCCTGGCGTAAGTATTAAAATTATTCTGTTTCTTTACTATCCCTGTCTAAGGAATCAACAATTGCCATAATTGTTTCATCTGCGCCAGTTGAGTTTTTGAGGACGTCTTCCAACATGGCTTCAAGGTTTTCGCGTAGTTTTTCTAGTTGGTCAACGAACTCTTTGTCGCCCGCCACTGAGTAAGCGTTTATTAAAACATCAAGTTCGTCTATGTTTTTTCTAAGTGCCGGCATTTTTGCGTCGTTGTTATAGGTTGTCACTAGTTTCCTCTTAGTTGTTTTATTTGAATTCCTGGAAAGGCGCTCTTAATTACGCTAACCCAAACTGCCCGCGATATTGACGGCATATAGTTTACAAGTATATCAATTGTTGACGAATCTATTTTAACAACATCACTTCCAGGAGCACCTCTTTCCAAAGCCGTTGAGGTAATCATTCTTCCAATTTCTGCAATGAGTTCATGTATTCCATAACGAGCGTAAGCAGAGTATTTCTTTGCTTCATCGTCCGAAACACCGCCACGGTCGTCAATTAAAGCCTGAATCAAGTCTGGTGAAAAAATACTGTCAAGCAAATCTGGCACAATTCCATTAATGATTAAGTCTTTTCCTGCCCTATCTTGAAGTCTCATGGATACGGCCTGCCGAGCCTGTTTTAGGGCTTCCTTATTTGACATTCCACTATTTTGTTGCATGATTGTTTGTACTAAATTTTCAATGAGTATTCTTTCAACGTCTTCTAATACTGATTTCTCATCTGGGTATATTTTTTTAATTCTTTTTTCTGGGTCGCCAAGCAAATCATTAAGACCCGAGAGATAGTCTCTTAGTCTTTTGTCTCGTGCTTGAGTATCTGCAGCAAGCGTTATTGCATCTAAATAATGAAACCACTCATGCCTTAAGGTGGTCTGGACGGTATTTTCTTTTTTGTTTTCAATAGTGGAGCCGATTGCTTCAAACTTTCCGTCTATTAGTGTTTTTTCACTAATAAGAACCATTCCTAATCCAGGAGAATGAAGACCAGAAGTTCCTTTGTCTTCCAGCGAAGAGCCAGTTAGGTCGTTTTTTCCACCAACATAAAAAGGCATTCCAAATTCCTCAATAAGGTTTCTAAAAGATTCATTGTTTAATATTTCTTCCTTAAGAACGTCTCTAAGAGACGTTTGCAAATCATCTCTATAACCAGCCTTTTTCAATAAATCCGCTAGGTATTTTTCTGACGGATTCATACTTGATACTCGTGCAAATTCCATATGGGGAAGAGTTTTAATTATGCGAGCGGCAAATTGTTCCATTGTCTCATTTGGGTCCTTTATAGGGACATAAATGTCAAGTACCTTGTCTACGTCTTCAGGAGTTAAAAGTTTTACTTTAAGAGAAAGTTTTCCAATTGAAATAGGGGTTCCATCTGGCGCATTGGGCATGTAAGTTGTTGCGCGCATTCTGGATGTAAGTTTTTCGGTTAAAAATGCCGATATATTTCGTGGATTTCCTTGAGCATCTTTTGTGAAGTAATCTGTTATTTTTTGAGCAAAAAGACGTAATTGCAATTTAGTTGTTAAAAGTGCAGTTGAGTCATTTTTTAAAGAAGCATTTGTTCTTGATGTTGGAGAAACACCAGATGGCGATGTGGTTGTTGGTTTTGTTTTTGGCGGAGTATATCTTCCACCTTTTTTATTTTTTGAACTAGAAGCATTGCCCATAAACTCATCTGATTCTTTTAATGCTTCACGCTCCCCATCAGAAAGAACATTTCCTTCTCTTACTTTGGGCGAAAGTTTATTTCCATTCATAAACTCATCAAGTTTTTTCTGGTCCAATACGTCAAATTTTCCATCTTTAAAAGACGCAATTAATCTTGGCGGTTTTCCTTGTTCTACATTGTTGTCCCATATGTAGAATTCGTCTACTTCACCGTTTGATACGGCATCCGAGACCATTCGTGGGATAGAGCGAGCAAAATGACTTGTTTGGTCTGGAATTTTTCTTCCATCTATTTTTTGGCGCTCTTGGATTCTTTTTGATGCTTCCTCTGCTGGAACATGCACCCAATGAGCAACAACCCTGTCGCCGTTTTGTCTAGCCTGAGCAATTATTGCTCGCTGTCTTGTTGAGCCAGCACCAGTTGCAACAATGTCCATGCCTTCTTTGCGTGAATCATCCATGGTTCTTTGAGCAGACCTAAGTGATTCCTCGTGAACCATTGGTGCCCCAGCGCCATCGTTGTAGCCCGTTAATCCAAGTTTAATAAAGTCTGGGTCAACATGGGCTGCTTCTGTTCTGCCAGGAACAATGCCCTGAACAACAAGATGCTCATCAAGAACTGTTGATTTGCCACCGCCAGTAGTTCCTCCGACTAAATAAGTAGTTCTTTGTTTTTTGTTTTTGCTTGAAGGTTTTACTAGTCCCCTAATAATTTCACCCATTTTGCGCCCACCAAGATTCCTGAATGGGTTTGTTTCAGATGCGTCTGGATTTTCAAGCCCGTCAATTTTGATTGGCTCTGGTTTTATAGGTTTTGAAACAGAAGAAAATCCGCGCGTACTTCTGGAAGAAGCGCCAAAGTTTTCTATTGGCGTACCAGTTAGTTTTTCGCGCTGCTTTGGCGTGGTTGTGTCAAACCATTTTCCTACAGATGCAAGAGAAATGCTAGACATAGGCTTTTCGGCGTCTTGAGGTTTTGGAACGCCAGGAAGTGCAGGTCTTTGGAAAGCGCTTCCATCCTGAAGCATTCCATCCCCATCCCCATCTTCTGCTTTAGGGTCAAATCTCTGAGTTAGCGTTCTTGCAGAAAATCTTGATACTCCAGATATTTTTGGACCAATTGCTTTTCCAATTATTTCCTCTACGAGACTCTTTTTTCTTTTCTTTAATTCATTTGAAAGAATAGTTCTAACTACTTTTTGAGTTCTTTTATCTTGGTTATGTCTACCAAGTGCAGTCATGCCAGTGAGGTTGTTGTAGTCAGTGAGATTTGTGCATGGCATCCATACAATCTTTCCTGATTTAGAAATTCTTCTACTGATGCCGATGCATCCAATTTGTTGCGCTCTTCTTCTTGCGGATTCAATGTCAATAAATACGTCATCGTCGTTATCTCTAGGCGAGTATGCAACCTGAGCGCTTTTTGTGGACACTGAAGCGCCGTAAGTCATAGGTGGTACTGACCCGCCATTTACTAGGTTTGCTGAATTTCTTGGAGAAACAAGACCGCCGTTGTTAAGTGATTCAACTCCAAAAACTCTTCTCTCGCTAAGTTTTTCCCAACCGTCTCTTCTTTTTTTGCCTTTTTTCTTTCGTCTTTTAGAACGCTCATTCATGTCGTCTAGCGTCATGCGAGACTTAATAGATTGAGGTTGGGTAATTGCTAAGTACTGCTTAATTGACGAACATGGAATCCATTCGCCATGAGAGTTTTGGTGCGCGCCAAAGCATCCAATTTGCGCCGCTTGCTTAATCGCAAGCAGTTTGGATACAAACCCGTTTTCCACAGTAGTTAGAAGATGCCACTCGGCAGGTCTTCGTCATTCATGGTGTCGTTGTTTTCACGACCCTCTAATTTGAGAACTGCTTTTTGGGCTTCTTCTGGGTTGCCCGCGTATCTCTTCTGATAAAGACGAGCCTCTTCAAGGTCGTCTTCCCATTTTGCGTCTATTGTCGAAAACATGCGGTCATAAGCGTTGTCGTCTTTTGCATTAGCAAGAGCAAGTATTCTCCCTGTTTCTTTCTGAACGTCTGCCTTAAACTCTTTTCTCTTTTTAAGAGAAGTGGTAAATGGCGGCCAATCAAGAATAAGTGAATAATCCTTGTGTTTTTGCATAAACTCTTCCATTTTTAACTCGCTTTCTGGGTGTCGTAGATTTCTTTCATTCTATCCCCGGACATTGCTTCGTCAACAATGGCTAGAGCACCTCTGTTGAACCAAACGATAGGAGAAGTACCTTCATGGTCTACGCCGTCGTATCCATAAATCATGGCTGCATAATGCTCGTCTTTTGCGGTAATTGACTGCATGTATTTGATTGCGTCCCATAGTTCCTGCCTCATTGCTGGAGGTGCAGTTTCCATGTATTTAAAGAAGTTTGAAGCCAACTGCCCTGCTTCTGTAGACCAAATTGGGTCGCCATCTGCGAGTGCTTTAGAAATTGCAGCCTTTAGTTCCTTTACCAGGTCTTGTGGGTCCATGTCCTCAGCCCCCTGTGTGCCGCCACCGATTCCAGAAAGCGCTTTACCTATTTGGCCCCACACTTTTCCGTGCTCTGACTGAAGATTTGCGGCTTCTGATATTTTCAACACTCTTGCTTCTGGGGAAATAAGACCGAGCGTTCCTTGGTTGTAGGCGAGATATCCGTCCCATCCACTACCTGGTCTAGACCAATATTCTCCAGGACCGTACGCAGCACCACCTTCACCAGTGATAAATCTTTCCGTGTCTTCAATGTAGTCCTGAATCCATCCGAGTGCGCCCGCCTCGTTGTTTGCGGGTGGTGGTGGTGTTCCGTGACCACGCTGAATTACCTTCCAGCCTTGACCAGCAAGGTATTCGGCATCCGCTTCGGTAACGGGGGTAGCAAGGGCGTTGTATCCCTGAGTAGTCCACACGTTTCCTAGTTCCCTACCAGCGTTTTGACCTTTTTGTTCCTGAAGTAGTTCAAGTGCTCTTGGGTCGTCTTTTCCTCTGAAAAGAACCGCAAGTTTTTGAATTCCTTTTTCGTTAACCTGTGGAACTCCGCCTTTTCCGGTGCCAAAAATTGTTGGGTTAGCGGCTTTTGTCTTGTCAATAAGTGCATTGATGTCAGACTCGCTTGGACCGCCCTTGAATTTGCGCTTAATTCTTCTTGCTGTTCTTGCAAGTTTTCTTCTGGCTCTTTCTTTCGCTCCAGGAGCGTCTGGTCTTGATGCATCAAGACCACGAACCGTACCTCTTTTTTGTCTACGCAATTCCCTTTTACGACGAGCCTCTTCAGCATTGTCAAAGACCCTGTCAGCAAATGCTTTTAGTTTTCCGCTCTTTTTTGCACCAATTAATGCTCGTTTTTTTCCTGCTTGCGCTTCTTCAAATCCAGAAAAATAAGAAGATTCAGCCTTAAGGTCTAGCAGTGGCTCTGTTTTAGGGTTGTCAAAAGGACTCACAAATGGAGATTCTTCGCCCTTCTTGGGCTTTGAAGAAATACCTGCTGAATGAGTTTTTCCAATTGCTGCTCTTCTTGATGTAGTAGAAAGATGCTCAACAAGGCTCCAGTCATCTGTTTCAGCCATTGAATCGAAAACCATCAAGTCTTCCACGGCGGAAGTAAATTGTAGTTTTTCTGCTTCAAGTTTTTTTATTTGACTTTCCAGTCCTTTTATTTGTTTATCATCAACACCTGGAGTGAGGGCTGACTTAGCGCTTTCTGCAGCGTTAATTTCGTTATCAATTTCTTTTCCTATTTTGTCAGAAAGTCTTATGAACGAACTGAGTGCTTCACCAGCAACTCTTGAGTCTTTGGTTACAGGATTTCCGTCAGCATCTAATTTTTTGATGCCTCTTCCTTTTTGACCAACGAACGTACCCCACCATGTCCCCATTCCTGTATCGTCGGGAATCGCCTTAACCCATTCCTGAATCTGCTCGTAGCGTTTCTTTAGGTTCTCTTTGACAATTTCTTTCTGTTTGTCATCAAGACTTTCGTGGAACTTGCCGTCTGTATCTTTCATTTTGTCAACACCAGGACGGCGTCTAACAACTGCTTTACCAGAGCGTGATGCAAAACCTTCAACCTGACGCTGAGTTCTGGCTTCAGAAACTCTTCTTGAAACAGACCCGGATTGAGAAGGGGGTCTTGGAGGAGAAATTTCTGGCTTTTCAATTCTTGGTTTCCCACCTGGTTTTCTCGGTGGAGGCGGCTTTGGACCAGAAGTGTTCGTCATTACTGTTCTCTTGGGTGGAGTCCCTGGAGCAGTAGTCATCATTCTTCTTTTAGGCGGAGTTCCAGGAGCAGTAGTCATCCTTCTTCCAGAAGGTGGTTTTGGAGAAGATGACGTGGAGCGTAGCGGCGTATTTTTAATCCAGGCGCGCATTGCAGCAGAAACATCAACAGCACCACCAGTTGCACGGTCGTTAACGCCAGGAATTGCTGGCCGCTGGAATGGCGTGCCTTCTTGAACAATGCCGTCGCCGTCACCATCCCATGCTTTAGGGTCAAAGTTTGCTGTTGCTGCACGACCTGCTCTTCTGGCAATTCTTGAGCCAGAACCAATGCTGTCTCCAATTCCTTTTACGGAGACCCCATCTTCAAGGCTCTTGGTTTCCAATCTGGAAACGCTTCCCATTTTTGTACGCTCAATGCCGTTTGAAACAATGGCCGACTTGAGGCGCATTCCAATTCTTCTTTCAGAAGAACGTCCAACGGTCGTGTCTACACGTTGTCTTAGTGATTTGTTTTGCTCACTATCGGGTGCTGCGTTATACATCCATTTGTCAAAGTTGAAAGCATAATTATTTGCTCTGGCTTCATGAAGGAAACTGCCTTCTTTTATGCTGCTTCTAACATGAAGACACTTGTAGGAAACTGCTGCGGAATACTGATAAGCAGTAAAGTAGTTAATCGGTGTATCAACAACTGCTGGAACCCTTGATTCTGATTTGACTCTTGTTGAACCAGCGTGTCTATAGGCTTTTGATTTTACAAAATTAGAGGCGGAACTTTCACCGTAACCAAATGTGGTAATAAGCGATTTCATATCCGTGTCTGTAACGGTCTTAAATGGTCCCTGAATTATTCCTGCTGGAATCTGCGACTCTCCGAGGCTCTTTGATTCAACCGAGTTTGCCCACTGTGCCCACTCCCTGCCCTGTCCTTCGTATCCGTAGTACTTAATGCCGTATTCGTCTTGTACAGCAATAGCAAATTTCTCATTGCGTAGTGCATCAAATAGTGTAGAAATTTGTTTCATTTTTTTTCTCCGAAGATTTCAAGGAGTATGTTCTTACTGTTCTCATAGTTGTTAATTCGTATATCTATGATTCTTCCAACAATGTCAAGATGCACTTTTTCAGCGCCAGACAGACGGCCGTCACTGTAAAGACGTGATTTTAATTGTGTAAAATTAAACTTCCTTGCTCTTAATAATAAAGCGTCAATTTCACGTCTGAATGCAAGTTGTTGCTGTTTCTGTAGTTTTTGGAAATATTGTAGGTATTTATCATTTCCAGGAGAACTAAGGAAATCCTTAATTGTCATCTTTGTTCTCTGGGTAATTTGAATCTTGTCAAGGTCAGTAAGGGCGGAAGTGTAGTTATTTGTTAGTACAGGACGGACGTTTTCTCCATTAGACACTGGAACAATTGAGCCTGGGTCCCTCATTCTCTGGTCTGTAATCCAGTCAGAAACAAGCATCTTGGCAACATCTCCGGGTTCGTAGTCGGAAAATGTCTTTCTTCTATCTACTTGATACCCACGGATAATGTTGCCTGGGTCTTCTATTAAATAGTCTCTCTTTGAGCCAGTCCCAGAGAAGAATACATCTGGAGACTCAAGACCAATAAATTGCTGGAAGTCAGAAGCAACCCTTTGGCCTATATGTTCATTGTCGGAAGAAGACTTATGCATAATGTACCTAAATCCGTTTGGACCAGTTACAACACTCCGCTTAGCGTCAAGTTTCTGCAACTTAAAGACATTGCTCTTTGAGATTGCTTGACCAAGGATTGCTGGGTCAATCTCATTAAGACTCTTTCCAGCAGATATTGCATTTACCGCTTGGTCAAGGTCTGTTATCTGCTTGCCAACCTGCGACTCGCTATCGTTTGAACGGAGCGATTCGGCAAGCGGCTTTGCCTTCTTGCCCTTTCCAAATACTTCATCTGCCCACCTTGGTACTGAACGACCGTTTTTGGACACAACTTCGTTAGGGTTGTTTATGTTGTTAAAGTTTTCTGAATAACCGATTCCGTCGCCAGTTTGATTGACTACTTCTTTAAGTCGTGCAGTTGGGTCGTTTGTAACATCTATTTTTGCAGCAGAGTTAACTGTTCTGCCTAGTTTTCTTCTTTCACCAACAGTCAGAGGTCTCTTCTTCTCAAGATTAAGACTTGAGCCCCCAGGAAGAACATAAGTTAATTTGGTTACCCCAGTATTGGATAAAAGACCTAACTCCTGTCCACCAATTTCGTCAACACTCTGAACAGAGAGAAGGTATGTAGCGCCTTCCATGTCTCTGTTGTCTGGAATCGCGCGTAAAACTTGTGCTGCGACTACTGGCTCAAGAACAAACCCGTCTTTTCTAACCATTCTTACGACTGGCTTATCTGCTCTTCCAATTTCTGATACCAAATTTTTTGCCGCCGCCAATGCAGCAGGTCTATTTTCATTGCCGACTCTAGGAATCTGAGGTCTTCTAGACTGAACAATGCTTTCAGGCATTGGCTCGCCAGTGATGGGGGTTGAAGATGTCGTGGCTGGAGCAGCAACTCCTCTCGCAAGTCTTCTTATTGCACCAATGGCAAGACCTAAAGCGGAAGGAATATCAAAAAGTTTTGCTCCGCATGTAGACATTCTGTTGTCAGTGAATCTTCCGCCGTATTGATAGCCCTCTGGGCATCTTGATGTACCGTCGCCTCCTGGGCGTCTGCCGGGAATATTTGGCTTTCCTGGAGTCAATGCTCTCCATCCAGCAGAACGTATAGGACTTCTTACGGCACCCATATTTCCGGGAATAACTACAGAACCAGCCGCTCCCAATCCTTGTCCTATCGTGCTGTGCGTTCCAATAAGGCCAACTTTTATACCGTATTGTCTAGTTACTCCAGAACGCTTTGATAGCGCTTTAAAATCAACGACGTTTTGGTCACCATTAAGACGTTTTTTAATAATAGAAAACCCTTGCCGTGCACTTTTTGTGCCGACAAAAGAAACTCTTCTTTTTACGTATTTTTCTTCTGGGATACTAAACATTAATCTTTTTCTGTTCCGTCGTATTCGACTTCAATTGTTCCGTCTTCTGATTCGCCTTCTTGTGCCCAGTTTTTGGTATCTGAAAGCATTTTATAAAATTCTTGTTCATCGGACGCAAATGTTTTTGCCACCAATGACGCGTGGCTTTCGTCTTCTTGGGTGATTACATCATCATAGTTATTATCGTCCATTGATGCGGACTTGCCATCTGGCTTTGCCATGTTTGCAATTCTTTTGGAAAAGTCATCATCTGACCATAATGAGCCATTGATTCCTTTTTTAATCTTTCTGCGGCAGTTCTTCATACCTGGATGATGACATCCTTCGTTTGGCCATAGACCAGTTGTTTCATGATGGAGCCATGCGCAAATGTTATTCAAGGGATATAATTCTGGGTGGTCGGCAAGAATGACCTTACAACGGCGGAATCCACCTTCTCTTTTCATGATTGGACGCCAATAACGGAGAAGACGCTCAAGGTTTCCTCTTCTTGGTCCACGACCCTTCATCACGTCGCCAGTAAACTTTTCTTGCGGAATGCCAATTATTGCGTCTTGCGGTGCCTTTTGTTCAAAGACAAAACCTTTAATTGGTCCGGTGTATTCACCCCATGTGGTCATTTTGTCTCCATTTGAATTGGCAAAGTCTTCATTGTTTTTGCCCTAACTATTGATGTATTTTGAGTCTCTAAAAGCGATTTAAATTCAGAAATTCTGTAGTTGATTGATTTAGCCTTCATCTTTGATTTTAGAACATCTGAGACAATCTGAACACCAGATAGCATGTGGTCAGATATTTTCTGGGTTTTATTTACAAAAACCCTATTCCATCTATCTTCATCAGGCCCTTCTGGGTGTTCGTTATCCCAAAGAAATTTATGAAAACTAGTTGATTTAATCGGCTTTAAAGTATTTGACCTAGATGCCGTTTTCCAAAAGTTGACAACTTTCGAAGTTTCCCCATTAGATATAACACCATCTGAGTCTTTGCTTTTTGCGTCAATAATATAATAAAACTTTTTTTCCGAGTCTATTGTTCCTACAAATACGGATTTCATGATGCAACCTTTTCTGGCTTTTTGCTTGCTTTTGATGGTGCAACTTTTTCTATTATCCCACGTACTTCCATCTTTGCAAGCATGCGCAGGGCATCAATACCTGTTTTGGGATTTGGAGGAAGTGTTGCCCATGTTCCTTCAGCCATTATGTCAATTCCATTTTTGTTGGTAAAGATAACTTCCGGTATACCAAATGAAATTAACCTATCTCTTAACTCTATTGCTGATTCAACCTGCAGAAGATAAGTCAGATATTTAGGATTGTATCCTCCGCCTAACAATCCACCTTTGTCAAAAAAGTCTTTGATTTCTGAATCCGTTTTTCCACGTTTTTTTAATTCTGAAGAGATTCTATTTTTTCCAGCAAACGGATGAGACTGAGACATCGGTTTCTTTTCTATCTCAAATATTGAAACTGGAATCTTAATATGCTCTATGTCATTGAGGCTTATTTCTCCGACTAGAAACGCTTCAAAATTTTCTTCACTATTGTTCTTCAATACTTGAGAATAGTCTTTTTTAATTTTTGCTTGGATTGCTAAAATTATTGAATCTTTGGCTTTTTCGATTCCATTCATTACGTCGCTAAAAATTGTCATAACAATTCTTTTTTGGCTGTCGTCGGTAAGCATTGAATATATTCCGTTTGTTTCATAACTGTCAGAACGACCGTAACCAATACGGTTTGCATTTTCCGACCGAATAATAACCTCTATGCCTCTTCCGTAGTCAGCAAACTCTTCTGAGCCAATTTTTGTTCCTGAAGCATAAAGAGATTGCTCTACTGAATTTGTATAGAATTCATGAATTATTTCTACTGGTGTTAGCGTAAATTCTACAGAAGCGTTTTCTCCACCAATTATTTTGTCTCTATTTAATTTCATTGCTGACAGCATTCTGCTATCTACGTCAACATTTGCAATTCTTCCAGAAGTTAAAAAATCTTGAAGAGAAGTCTTTGACATAGAAATTCTCGTTCTTCTATCAATTCCCCCAAATATTGAACCTGCTATTCCAATCAATGAAGAATATATACTCTGAACACTGTTGGTAATTAAGTAGTTGTTTAATTTAGTGTCTGATACAAACAGTTCTTTTTCTGCTTCTTGTTTAATCTCTTTAATTGCGTCGGTCATTGATTTTGTAAATAAATCATAATACCTATTTACTTCAACTTTTTCTCCATTAACGTATACGTAGTTTTCATTAAATAACGCATAACCCATTTCTTTAGCGTCTCCAATTATTGTTTCTGCTTTTTCTAAAGTAATTTTTGAAATATCAGAATTTGCAGAGTTTTGAGACGAAATCATTTCATCACGTTTTGCTTTTTTGTATTTGTCTGCAGTTGTAGAAAGCAGTTTTTTAACTCCCTCATCGGTTGTCTTTTTCATAGACTTAATAAGGTTTTCTTCGGCTTTCTTCATGTAGTCAATTGCTGAAGTTTGTTCAGTAACTTCGGCTTCAACTACTCCATTTTTGTCAACGTTTGTAATCTTCATTTTTCCTGGTGGAATCATGACTTCACCAGATTCGTCTACTTTTGCTTTTGAGCCAGCAGGAACAACAACCCTGAC